GAATAAGACGTTGTTGCCAGGAACGCAGGTGATCCTTCCATTGGCAAGCTCAATGAAGTGGTGCGACTTGGTTTGGCTCGGCTCCAGGCTGTACCCGTCCCCGTATGGTTCTGCGGTGAACATATACGACCCGCGCATCCATGCCTGCCTGCCCGCCAACCACACCTGGCAATCCAGTTCGCGTAGGTAGTCGTACTCGATGGTTGTGAAGTTCCAGCCGAAACAATCCCATCGCTGCGCGTCACCCAAGGTCCACGGCTCGCTCGTTCCATTGGTAAACGCCAATGCGTGCAGCGGCAATCCCCTGTAAAGCGCACCGCACTTCAGCATGACCGTGCATCCCCAAGCCCGGTGCGGCACCGAGTAAAGACCAAACCATACGGCCTCTTCCCAGCCATGCTCGATGCCCTGCGAGCAGAACTCTCGGTCCACCAGGACGTACTGGTGGCGTGGCAGGTTCGCGGCGAAGGTCATTTGTCCAGCCACATTGCAAGAAGCATTGCGCCCATTGCAAGCAGGATCAGGTCGATGGGTGCTATCTCCATGCTGGCCCCGTGATCCATGCGACCAACGCCCAGCGTGTGCCTAGCAGGGGTGCCTTGGCCTTGTGCTTGATCCAGGTTGGGAAGAAGTTGGCTGATCCTTGGTGTGTGGACTTCTCAACGCCATGCCAATCCGCCTCGACGCACAGACCACCGCCAACGTACTCCTCTGGCCGTGATAAGTTAATAACGCAAGTCAGCTTGCGGTCGCTGCCGTCAAAAGTATCATAGTGGGCAGCAAACCTTTGGAGCGGTCGGTAACGCAGCACTTGCAGGTTTTGCATATCCATGACATCGAAGCGGTAATGCTCCGTGTTGACCTGATCCACCACGGCGGCCAGATAACTGTAGATCCACTGGAAGTGGGCGGCCTTTGGAAGCCAGCAGGAAGCGCAGGTGCGGGTACGGTAATTGACCACTCGTCCATCCTTGGCCATGACCGGCGCACGCTTCATGCCGATGACCTCCGCGTCGCGGATAATCATCTCGCATTGCGAGCGGGTCAGGACTTGCGGGACCGTGACCGCCGTGAGGATCTTTTGCTTGAACGGCTTTTCTTGATTTGTAGTGTGCATTCCTTGTCTCCTTTTGCGAATGCCTCCAACGCCTTTTTAAAGGCGAAGGAAGCCAATTCGTCCCTGTCGTATTTGATGAGATTGAAACCCACATAGGCAAGATGGTCGATGGTTTTCTCATCCATGTCAAAGTCAATCTCGACCATCTTGACCTCGCGCTCTGCAAGAATCTTTATATCTCCCAGTTCCGCCATTGTGATTTCTCCTGTCTTGATTTGTCGATCAGCCAAAGGATGAAACTACCGGCAAACACAAGCAGCATCAGCCCTGCGCCCGCAAGCAGGGCGAACAGAATCATGTGTGCGCCCACCTCACTGAAGAACTTCAAGTATTCCATCATCATGTTTCCTCCTTTTCAGCATCCTGTTCAGGTCGGTCTGGTCGATGTTGGCACCGCCCATCCTGCACCAGAAGAGTACGGTGCCGTCCCTGAAGTCGTCAATCAGATTTCTGATGTTGTCATCGTCCTTGTAACAACAACAGTCCGTAAGGCGCGGGCGTTGTTCGGGCGGTGTCAGTTCGTCCCCGACCAACACCTTGCGGCGCTGGAGCAGGCGCAGGTCGTAGATTGCCCTGATGGCAATCTCGCTTGCAAGAAGCTGCATTCGCTCCTCGTGACTCAGGCGGTTCGCTTCTGCTTTGACCACTTTTTCTTCCTTCCTGAATGGCTGTCCGTCCAAGCCGAATAGGCGTTCCATAACCGTGCTGCGTCCAAGGCGTTCTGCTTGTCGTCAAACACATCGTCGGCTGGTGGCAGGCCGTTGGGCGGCTCGGCTCCCCACAGGCGAGGACCAATCGGGTTCTCCATCGACTCCGTAACCACCCGCCACTTGTCTCCGTGGGGTATGACCTTGACCGGTGTCATCGGATCTCCTCCTCCAGCTTCTTGATGTCAGCCTCAATCTGGCCGCGAAGCTTGGCCATGTCGTTGGATTGTCCGGCGTAGTGGATCATCTGGGCATCCATATATCGGTTCAGCCCGAAGTGTTCTTCCACGCTGGTCATGCAGTTAAAGGACGGGTCAAGCTCCTGAAGGTCCAGGTCGCACAGGTGCGCCATGATGTTCATCCAGGTCTGTTCGGCAAAGTGGTTCGGAAACAAGCCGATGGGCGGCTGGGCGAAGATCCCAGGCACCTTGTTTGTGACCACGAAGACCCCGGTGTTGACGTAGAAGCGTGGCTCGATCTTGTATCCGAAAGCCTTGGCCAGTGCCGTCATTCCCGGCTTGCGGTCGAGGTATGCTCCCTCGTCAAAGGCGCAGAACTTCTCAACATCCTTGGAGATGTCAGGGCAATCCAGCGCCACTAAGATGTCCGCATCCAAAAACGTCACGACCTCGTATCCCTTGGTCGTCATCAGGTGCGGGATGATAAGCTTGCTGTACTGGACAGGGTGCGCCAGCGGCTTCTCGATGGACACAAAATCCTGCTCGTGCCTGCGGCAATACTCCTCCATGCGCGGGCGGGTCAACTTCAAGACCTCCTGCCAATCGTCCCCGAAAGCCTGCGTGACTACAACTTTCTTCATGCCACCTCGCAAAGTTGTTCGTCGGCTTCCTCCATGAGAAGTTGCTCGGCAAACTCAAGCAGTTCCGGCTCGGGGTTTGCGATGTCTGCGTCACCGTGGCAAACCGTGATGCGCGAGATCGACATATCGTAAGGCACGTCCGCCATGACGTGTTCTCGGTAGCCCTGCGGCCCGATGTCAATTCGGTGCGTCTTGTAATCGCAATCTCCCCATGCCGTGACCTCGCGGCCTCCCCAGATGAATGTTACTTTGATGTCCTCTATTTTCTTCATAGTCGTGGTAGTTCTTTCTTTGCTTGCGCCCAGCAGAACAAGGCTCGGACGACCGCCCGCTCCAGGTGGTCTATTGCATCCTCGCCCTCTCCGTCTGGACATGGTGTGCTTTTGTGCAACATCATCTGGGCTGTGGCCAGATGACGTATCGCCCTAGATATATGGTAATCGTGAATCGGTCGGTCAAGCGAAAACCATTCGCCGTAAGCCGACTTGGCTGATCCCTTGCCCATAACGCGCCAAGTTATATCCTCGGCGGCTTTGCCAAGTTCCTCGATGGTCGGCGGCGTCACAGCTTCATCCCTGGAGGTACATACTTCTTCGACCACGCCCATACCTTGAGCATGGCCAGAAATGCAACTCCAGCCTCCCGAAGTTCATCCTCATCCCACTGGCGGGTAATCAATGTTTCCGGGTCATTGGCGGCCAACACAACAGATACGCAGGCAGCTTTAGAGTTTTCGCTTGCCGTCCTATATGCCCATAATTGCGGACAGTCAGAAGTTTCAAAAAACGGAGAATACTTCGGATTTACCTTGCGGTTCTTAAGGTCGATGATTGCGTCACCAATTCCCTTCAGCTTGACGTAGGCATCGCACCTTCCAGCGTAACCAGCACCGACCAATGCCCGCTCGCACCAGTACGTTTTCTCGACGTTGTCTTCGACCCATTCCTTGAAGGTTTTGATGTAGGGCTGAAGATCTTCGTCTTTGCATACAGCACGTCCCATAAGGATATTCTCTGCCTGCTCATGCATCCGAGTGCCATGTTCCGCCGCCTTGGTTGTGGATTGTTTCGAGTCCTTGACGACCCGCTTTGCGTACTCTTCGAGTGTTTCACCGTCCTCCTTTGGAAGCGTGAGCGAGGACATGATGGCCTGCTCGATCTTCCATGCCGTGAGTTGCGGCTTGTCCATGATGCCCAAGACGCTCGTGACCGATGGGAGCAAGCCCATCTTGCGTGCGTCTGTAACCGTGGTGTTACGCTCGTTGCCGTTCTTTCCGATGACAACGTGGGCGGACTCGCCTTCCTGGGTATACCAATGTCCCGCCTGGTCCGTTTGGACCAGACGGGATTGGCTAGGCTCTTTCTGGGTTAGGGTAAGAGCCACTGGATTAGAACGGGATTTGGTTGCCGTCCGCGTCGGTGTTGTCAGCAGCCTTGCCCTGCGGTGCCGAAGACGCACCACGGAACTCCCGGCTTGCCCGGATCTTCTCCTGCAACCATTCCGGCAGTTCGCCGAACTGGCCACCTTCGCCCTGCTCAATCTCGTAGAACACATGGGCGTTCTCGGTCTTGGCAGGAGCCTTCATCGACTTGGGCAACTTGGCGATGCCTTGGATCGCGCAGTAGTTGCGACCGGCTTGGCTGGTCTTGTGAACCAAGGTGAGCAAGCAAGCCTTGCCCAAGAGGTTCTTGAGGCTGAAGCTGGCAAGCTCCTTGCTGGTGAACGCCTGACCGCGCCAAGTCTCAAGGTGCTTCCGCAGGGTAGCACGCTCGCCAAGGCTGCGGGTGAGTTCGATGGAAACGACCATCGGCTTCGTCACCTTGGTCGTCTTGCCGTTCTCCGTCACCTCGCCTTCGATGGTCTGTTCCGGCAATTCAAATGCCAAGCGCAGTTTGGGGGTGTTCTTTGTCTCGCCGTCCCAGGTCACTTCCTGGGTTCCGAGATCGACCAAGCTGAATAGAACGCCAACGGTTGCTCCGGCTTCGGGCAACTGGCGTTCCGTGTTTTTGGATGTTTCACTGATGGTTAGGCTCATGTTATTTTACCTTTCTATATTTGGTTTGGGTTTAGTGGTGTGGAAGGCAGTACGAAGCCCTGGGCTACGGTTGTGGCAACGGGTGCGGTATGGACTATGTCCACGGTGAAATTGGGAGGGGCGATATGTCGGGCGATCTCGCAAAGGTCGTCGGCCTGGACGATGGCCAGCCACTTCTTCTCGCCGTTGCGGCGAAAGAACACTGCCGGGATCTTGCCATCTGGCGCATCGGACTTGGCCTGCCGCATCCATTCCTCTGGCTTGACCTGCTGGCAACGCTTGACCTCAACGTGAAATGGGAAATTCCCACAGACCACATCCCCCGAACCGCCCTCTGGATTACCGGCGTACTGCTGTGTGCGCCGTGCTTTTTGCCAGCCCTGC